GTTTTGTCACTACATTTTAAAAAGTAAAAACCTGATACGTGTTGATTCCAATGTACGTGTGCTGAATGATGACCACCACCTTTTTTAGCAAACTCTTGTACCCACATCTCACTAAACATAGTTGTGTATTGTTGCATATCAAAACCTTGGTGATCTAAATACTCCCAAGATTTTTGACCAATGTAATTTCTAAAATCTAAAAAATCATTATCAGCTGTAAGTGGTGTTGAATGATAGCTTGTACCAAAATCACCGTGTTCTTTTATTTTTTTCTTTTCTCTATTTCTTGCTTCTTTGATATATTTGTTAGATGCTTTAGTTAATGATTTTACAAACTCTGGTTTTTGTTCTGACCAAATGGTTGTGTTAAAATAGTTATTTATATACATATTATTTAAACGGCTTTCCTAAATGCCAAACAACAAGACTATATCTTGTGCCAGCGGTTACTGGTTTAACTCTATGCCAAACAAATGAAGGAAAAACAATAATAGATCCTTTTGGTAAAATCTCTTTTGCTTTCTTTAAATGTTTAGTTTCATCTCTCATATGTGGATCATAGTTTCTAAAATCAAATTCTAACTCACCACCTGTGTATTCTGAACCATCTGTTAACTGACAAGTCATAGATAGTTTTCGAATCTTACCATTGTCGGGTCCTTCTTTTTCATAAGGTTTATCCCAACTATCACAATGCCAATCATAGTATTGGTTGTGTCTATATTTTGTAAACTGACAAGACTCACTTCTTTCCCAATCAAAATTCCAACCAGCTTGTCTATTTGCTTCGTGAACGTATGGATGTAATTCTTTATATATCCAAGTATCATTTAACCAAACTAAATCAGAGTTTCTTTTTCTTTTTAAATCTTTAACTTCTTGTTTGTTTAATTTTTTATCTCCATAACCACCTGTTCTAGCCATTACTTCTTTTTGTGAATTTGCATAAGCTATTACATCATCACAAAACTTTGGTGTAAGTACACCACTAAAATACCAATAATAATTAGATATATTCATAAGTTATTGTTTGCACAAAATTTAAACTATCTTTCTGGTCATTTGATACAATATACATATTAGTAGATGGAAACATAACAAACATATTTTTTTTAAGTTCTATGTCCCAACTTCTTCCTTTACGTCTATTGTCATCAAAATGTATTCTTACCCAGCACTTGTCAACTTTAACTCCGTAAAGCATTGTAAAGTCAGGTGAGTTTCGAAGATCTACTGGATCAACATTTAATAAAGGTTTAGATAATTCACCGGGTTTATAAATGTCACCCCAAGAATTTTTATTGACTAAATTAATACTATAATTGAGACCGATAAAGTCTCTCATGTAAGTATTTAACATATCCCAAGTTCTTGAAAATGGAAATTGTTTATTAGTAAATGATGATTGTAAAATATCGTTTGTAAGTTTTTCTTGGTCTATTTCAAAACCTTTCGGCATATCAATATCACCGTAAAATAAACTTTGTTCTGTTAATACTTTCTTCTGCATACCTGGATGTAATATATACATCCGTCATTTATAATGTCAATTGATATTAAAAAAATTGATCTAGATCAATTATGCTTTTCTGTCTGTCAAGTCCCAAGTTGTATTAGCTTCATTCCAAACATAATACCAACTGTGAGTATCTGCTGTATTTTGTGATTCTTGTTCAGCTGTTAATGCTGGAGCATCACCGATTGGTGATTTCCAAGAAGCTGATTCGTTATGTTTTACCCAAGATGCATAAGGTTTTTTAGGCCAAAAGATTTGATCATCTTCGTCCCAAGTATAACCTATACCTGCGTAGTTTCCTCTCAATGCTTTTGATTGATCTTCTGATTCGATTTTTTCACCAGATTCATTTATGATGTAATGTTTATTATTTCCTGTATTGTAAGATGTCTGAATCCACATTTGTGCAGGCCAATTATTATGTGTCTCTAAATATTGTTGTCCTACTGTTTCATCTTCAACGCCGTCAGCGTTTAACATATCACTATTATTTAAAGTAAGTACTTGAATAACTTTACTGTTTGATCCTAGTTTTGCAAAATGTGCCATAATGTTTCTCCTTATATCTTATTTTTAATTATCATTCAACTATTGAAATTTGTACCTTATTACTACAATTCCTGAACCTCCGGCTGCACCAGCACCTTGAGCGGGATTAGTTGCTACTCCGCCTCCACCTCCACCACCAGTATTTGTTGTTCCTGCTGTTGCAACAACTGGAGTTGTATTATTTGTTCCATTACCACCACCAGATTTACCAAGTCCCTGTGCTCCAGGAGTTGGAGCTCCTCCGGGTCCTCCATAACCAGAACCTCCACCGCCACCAGCTCTAGCTACAGGACTTCCTGTAATTGTATTTGTTGCTCCACAACCACCATCTCCACCACCACCAGGGGTTGATGGGGGACCTGCAGTTTGACCTGCAACAGTAGCACCTCCGCCACCGCCGCCTCCATAATAACCTGGAGCTGATGCTCCTGATCCACCATTTTTTCCTTGAGCTGGACTTACAGGGGGAGTATTTCCTGTTCCTCCAGAACCTTGACATCCGCCATTTTCTCCACCTCCACCACCTGATCCACCTGGAATACCTGGCATTGTAGGTGAGGTACCGGCACCACCACCACCTCCACCACCAGCTGATGTTATACTTGAAAAAGTTGAATTTACGCCAGGATTACCTCTAGTGCCTGAAGGTACTCCAGCTCCACCGCCACCCACTGCTATTGGATAAGATTGAACTGCAACTGTTAAAGATGCACAAGTTGCTAATGGACTAGCTGTCCAACAACCAGAAGTAGCTGAAGATTTAGATTCTCTAAATCCACCACCTGCTCCGCCACCACCTAATCCTGAACCACCGCCACCGCTACCACCACCAGCTACGACCATATAATCTACTAGGTCATTTATACCTGAACAACCTATTTGAGTAACTTGAAATGTTCCTGGACCTGTAAAAGTATGTACTTTAAAATTTCCATCTTCAGTAATTGTTCCACCTGTTGCAGCTAAATACACTGTGCTTAAATTTCCTAAACTTCCAGTAAATACAACTCTCCATCCTTCAGTTGCATCTACATAAATTAATTGTGCAGCAACATTAGCTTTATCAATAACTAAATTACTTGCAGCGCCATTTATATTAGATCCGTTTCTGCCAAATGTTAAACTATTAATACCAAAAGTCCCTGTATAATCTGAAACAGCTACTACATTTCCAGCACTTGGTGAACTAGGTAAAGTTATCGTCACTGCTCCACCTGTTGTATCTACAAAATATCCGACACCACTTACTCCTGCAAAAGACGCTGTTTTTTTAGTTGTATCCCAAGACACCTCACCAGTAGAACCAAAACCTGCTGCTGTACCAGAGTTTGTGATTGTTACACCTGCAGGAATTGTGAATGTATCTCCACTATCCCCTAATGTAGTTGTACCACACGCTGTTCTTGGACTAATTTTATTTACTTTTACTTCACTCATAATTTTTAATTTTGATATTTATATCTTAATATTACTATACCAGATCCGCCTGCACCACCTAATCTTCCTGGACCTGAAGCGTTTGATCCGCCACCCCCACCACCAGTATTTGCAGTACCTGCTAAACCATAAGAAGCAGGAGCACCGCCACCATCACCACCATCACCACCACCGCCTGCGCCACCATTTCCTCCATTACCTGACCAACCTCCACCGCCACCACCACCAGCGTAATATCCACTATCTCCAGTAGATGTTATGGTTGCCCAAGAACTTAAATTATTACTTCCCGCACCACCAGGACCACCAACTATAGGAAAACCAGGACCACCTGCAGCGTTACCTGCACCTGTAGCGCCACCACCGCCACCACCAGCTCCATAAGAAGAACTAGGGGCTGAAGGATTAGGGGCACTTCCAGGATGTCCATTATTACCTTGGGACGGACTTACAGGAGGTGTGTTTCCATTAGCACCAGCTTGTAAACCTATTCCTCCAGAGCCACCTCCACCAGATCCACCGGCAGCCGCAGCATTTTGTGGTCCAGCATTACTTTGATTACCTCCAGCGCCACCACCTGTAGAAGTATTAGATATAGCCGTACTCGGTGATCCATTACTATTTGGGTTAGCAGTTCCACCAGCTCCGACTGTAATTGGATAACCTTGAGCAGTAATTGATACTGACGTAAATTCTCTATAACCACCAGCTCCACCACCGCCACCACCGTGTTCTTCTCCTCCTCCACCTCCACCAGCAACTACCATCATACAAACGTTGTTTCTAGATGGAGTAGTGTTAGAAATTGCCGATACACAAAAAGTAGCAGGCCCTGTAAATGTGTGATATGAATAATCTCCAGAATTTACTTTAGTTCCTCCTGTTGCTGACACATATTCAACTGTTCCTATTATAGAACTAGATGTTTCTTGTACATTAATCCAACCTTCAGTTCCATCTACGTATACAAAAGTCGCTGCTTGACCATTAGTTGATAGCACTGCGTTTGATGCAACACCACCAATTTTTTCTGAACCATTTGGTGAAACAGTTAAATTATTTGATGCAAAAGTTCTTGTGTAATCTGAAACAGATACAATTGCACCTGCTGATCCTGCAGGTAAGTTTACTGTAAATGCTCCACCACTTGTATTACAAAAATA